GGAAAAAAATTACATTTTACGACCATTGATAATGGAATTGATTTTGCAAAACTCCACACATTAAGGTGGCTTAGCCCTAGCGATAAGAGAGAGAGAATTAAGGATTTAAGCAAAATGCAAGGAAAAGCAGCGAATTGGGATAAAGCTGTGACGCTGTACAATAATTCCACAGCAGCCCCACCACCAACACAGACCGTTTATGACAGCACCACCCAAGGAAAACACCCAGGATGGTCGTGGTTCGCCCGCGATCCCATCCTCGACCCCGCCAACCTGGCTAAGGGTCTCCTCGGCACTCTTGTGGCTACCGAGGCCGCGGCATCGACGTCGGGTGGAAGTAAAGAATGGGTAAAACTTGATTCTAGTGGCACGATTGTCTCGTATGAGGCAGGATAAAAAACCTAATAATTTAAACAAGTAATAATTATAAACTATAATATTTACTACCAGGAGTATATATGGGAACAGGAAACGACGACCCACAAAAACTAAAAGGTCCTTCTAATGCAGAGCAAGCCTCAGCAGCAGTTGAATACATAAAAGAAACCCAAGGTGCTATTACTGCAACTCAGGATCCGGACACGGCAGCAGAGATTGCTGAAGAACGCGCTAGGGTAGGGGTTGTAGGTAGCGCCGGCGGACAGGCCCGCGGTATCGATCCTCGCATTAAAGATGCGCAGTCACTCCCCCCAAAGAGCGGCCTTTATCATACAATTCTCAAATCTGATAATATTGTTGGCTCAACCGGTGGTGTTAATTATGTAAAAGCTCAAAATGAGAAAATCATGACTAGCATGGGAGCATGGATTGTATTAGGAACTGATCGACCAGATAGTCTTGCGTCTGGCTATGGCGCCTGGGGTGCTGACAAGGCTGCCTCAATTGATTTAGTGGTCGGCCGCCATGCCTCTGCTAGAGAGGGCAAGGGCCCGAAAGTCCCATCATGGATTAACAATGATTTTGCGGCAGATGCTGCACGTATCTATATCTCTCAATTGGCTGACATCGATCATTATTTTGGTCTTGCGCGTGGTGTGTCCCCACAAGCAATTGCACGCTCAGCAGTAGCAGTAAAAGCCGATGCCGTAAGGATTATAGGGCGCGAGTCCGTTAAAATAGTTACTGGACCATCTCAGGGCGTCGAGGGCTGGACTGCCGGTGAACCAACATCCCATGGCGGAAAGATAGTTCAGCCCGCACCCGCCATCGAATTCATCGCGGGTAATAAGGTTACAAATAGAAAGATGAAACGTCTCGACCCACCCCGCACAGAGATAGTCCCCGGTTTGCAAGGTGTGGCACTAGGATATAATTCTAGAGACGCCTTCCGCGAGCTAGGGGCACTTTTAGACAAGACCATGGGGGTATGCAATAACCTAGCCGAGGCACTCGAACAACTTGGAGGCACGGTGGGCTCTCTTCCTGGTCTTTCCATTCCTGCGGCAGTCGTTAATCTAAAAAGTATGATACAAGGAAATTTATCTATCTATAATCTTCGTGGAGAATTAAATATCTGGGAATATAATCACCTAAGTCCATTCGGATATAAGTGTATATGGAGCAGAAATGTTAAAACAAATTAGGACAACAAGAAATGGCTGAAGAATCAAAATTTTTAAAGTGGCAAGACGCAAATGGGGATATGTTGCCAGATGTATGCCCAGAACCGGCAAAACCAAGAGTTAATACATGTTTACCGTGCTCCCCCAATCCAAACGCCTCTGTCCCAGATTGGAAAGCTAGGAACCAATCACAACCCTTTTTAAATGAAAAGTTATGTAAATATCAAATTTCATATATGACCAAAGAAAAGACTTTGGGTTACAAAGCGGGTGCAACCAAAAAGGCCGCCGCCGAAGCGTTGGATAATATATGGGAACACTATGCCTCCGAGTGGGACAATAATGCCGATCACTCACTGCCGCCAGACTGGCTACAGTCAGTTCCTTATCGTAAAGGAGAGCCAAGAAAGGGCGCCATTCGCGCGCTTTTAGATTGGAAAGGGAAGGATAAATCAGACGAGTCGGTTCAAAAAATTAGCGATGCTCTTGAAAAAACCGAATATTATTTAGCACCAAATCCGGGCTCCTATGTCCAGCTGTTATACTCAGTAGAATATAGTGTGCTTGAAGATCTACCAGACGCACCACCTGAACAAGAAGATGATGAGGCCGAACTCGGTGATCAAACCGTTAAATATGCGGTTGGAGATATGGTAAAAGACCAAATAACAGTACGAAAAGGCCTTCATTTGTGGAACAGATACTTAAAGGTATATCGAATGCTAGAAAGCTCGAACTTGGTATTTAAGGATTCAGGAAGGATATTTAACTTAGAAGATTACGGAGATGCGGGACCATTTGATATGTATGGGCAAGTAAGTATCGTGCAAACGGAGTTAGATAGCTGGCTCAATGAGCGAGGGTACAATATACCAAATACGGGCACCTGGGGTCTAACATCTCAAAATGTTGAACACATAGAATTCACAGTGACGGGTGAATATAAACTTAAGAAAATAACAATTTGGACCGACATGTGTAATGAGATGCCCATAGAGTTTGGTAAGGATAGAGTTGAGGGGCTAGCCACGATGCCCGGTTGGCGAGATTCCACTGCGGTCGCGTATTTTATGAAACTATCGGAGATAGCCTCAGATCTAAAGGCGCGCCAAGAGCAACCATGGCTTGAAATGGTTCAGAAGTATACATATCCCAAGCTTCACACCGTCGGCCCCGGCGCCGGCCAAATAATGCCCAGCGGCGAAACCAGTACCACCACATGTGTTGCAAATGCTTTAGCTAACGAAGGAAAACAATTAGGCCAATTCGTTTTAGATCAAATGTTTACTATCGGAGACGCCGTAGCCTATGAATTTCATGCTAGCCTATGCCAAACAGATAAAGATGCAGTTAACGAAGATAAAAAGGAAGTAGGCCAAGGCGTAGGTGCACAGGGTGGCGACCCCGCACCACAGCCACGTCAGGGCAAGAAACCTCCACCAGCCCCACCTAAGAAAAACAAGAAAGAACCCAAGAAAAAAACCACCATGTGGTCAGCAGCACTTATGCAAGCAAATAAAGAGATCGACCCCCGTGATCAGGTATTCGCTCATTTTTGTACGAGAATGATGATGGGTGTAAAAGGAGAGGCTCAGTCGGTAGGAGATTTAGAAGATCAAATTTCGGCTATGTCGTTTGAAAGAATTAAAGTTTGCGGGATGTTTGACCTTTTAGTGTCGACAGTTGAGTGTCTGACCAAGGGTTTGTCTCTGGAAAAGGCTCTGGGTATAATGTTAAAGAACGCTCTTTCTGCGATGACTTATGACGATTTTGGAAAATTATTTGTTGGCCTGTCCCCCGAGAAACAAAAGAAACTTGATGAACTGGTTAGGAGAAACCTAGAAGAGGGGAAAACCACCAAAGACTGGACCAGAACATACACAAGTGACGAAAAGTCGCACATGACCGCCGATGAGCGCGCAAGGGTTGAAGCTAAAGAAAAGGCAGAGCAAAAAGAAAGTGGAAACAGGTTCTTCGGAAAGGTCTCGTTCACCAAGCCCTGGGAATACCCGGAACTCGTCGCAGCACAGAAAGCCCGCGCCAAGGAAAACCCGGTTGGCGGCAACGAGGTGGTCATCGTATCACCCATGGAAAGAAATCTGCAGAAGATGGCTGAAAATCAAGCAAGCGAAACTAGAAGGACTATTGCAAAGTCTTTGGATGTCGCTTCAGTGGCAAAAGAGCAGGGCCTTGACCCGAACAATATTTTTCAAGCCTATATCCTTGCATTGTTGGAAGAATATTCAGAAAACTATTTGGCCCTATTAGATAAGCTGAACGATTTCCCTGGTGCTCAAATCATATCGTTCCTTATTACATCGATAGACTGCCCGAGACCACCATTATTTAACCCAGGCCTCGATGACTTCGTAAAAAGTATTACACTTCCATTTTGTAGAAATAATGCCGAAATTACGATGCCGCGTTTGATGTGGCCAGGTTGGTGGTACCCCATTGTGGTGGATCCATGGGGAAAACTGTTCGAATATTTGAAAACAAAGCTCCGTGAGTTAATATTCAAACTTCAAGTAATGATAATTGTCAAGGTATGTGAGCTTCTTGGTAAAGCCATCTGTAAGGCTCTGGAAATTGCAGGACAATTTGTTGCGTCACTGCCAGCACAGATAGCCGGTACCACCACTCTGACAGATATTATTAAAGATTCAATCTGCGGGCCAGAAACTCCCACACAAGAAGTAGAAGATACAGTTGTACAGTTGATAGCCAACCTGGGTGTTGGTGGCCAAGCATTTACAAATCCCGAAAGAGCCCTTACATTTGCTGAAGACTTGTCGGCCGCAGCCACACAAGCCGAGATGTCGTCCGCGGTTTTGGGCAAACCTTCAGAAACATTCCTGATAATTGCAGACCAAATTGTTGAAAATGGATATCCAGAATACCGGGATGCACTTCCAAATAAGCGATCTATCGGTCGATTCTTCGAAAATATTGGCTTCCTGATCCCGGCTCAGTTAAGAGATGATATGGATTTGGCTCTGGAAACTCTCGGCGCCGAGGCAGCCCTCGACCCAGCAAACCCGACTCTTTGCGCCACTCCAGACCAAATGGAGAATTTCAAGGCTTTAAGGTGTCAACTATTAGAAGGCCGCGCTACTCCTGAACAGTGTAACGAGATGTTTGACAATTGGCGCGGCACGATGTTGGATGATTTGGACACCGTTAGTAGCTTAATGCAGAAAGGAATTGGTCCGTCGGTCATGGAGCAGATGCCACCGCTTCAATCGGATCCGGGGTGCAATAATGGTATTTTGCCATTTGAGCCCGAGGGTACCATCAACACGGCCAACAATAACATTCAAGGAGACCTTAACAAGATCCAGCAAGCATATGCAAGAGATATGCTTGGTTCGGGCGGTTTCATGGGCTGGCTCTGGGGCGGAGTCGACTCTTCATGGGGCTTCTTGAATATGGTTCTATCCGATACGATGGGTAACCCATTTACCAGGCATCAAGTGGATGTAGCCGGCGATTCAGACTATGTTGACTTTTATTTAAATGTAGACAACAGTTGGATGACCAAGAACACCGTCGAGCAAGCTATGAGTGTTCCCGTTGCTGGCCTTCCTAGTCAACGCGGCGCATATCCTAAATATGTTGCTGAATGGCTGATGTATCAGTATAGAGCGGCCGCAGGTTTAGAAGTAGACTCGCGTTTGAAGCTGGGTAGAATAACGGAGGACCTTAAAGAGACCATGGCCTTCGAAAGCACCAATACTCCGCGCGCAATAGAGAAGTGGCCAGTCAGCTTTAGTAACCTAGGGTTCGACAGCCTCTTCACTACTTCTGATGTAGAGCTAACAGATGTACCTGACATGGGATATAATGTAAGGACGGCGCCAGATTGGGATCAAGAGAACTTGTGGTTTATAAAAATGCCCCGTAAAGATCAGCCAGATATCGCACTTGATTTTAAAGACAATTCCAGAGGCTATCGTATGGGCTTAAACGCACCGTTGCTCAAGCCTTCCTCTTGGAGTTATATGTTTAGAGTAAATGCATATTTTTCTGACATGGTAGAAACTTCGGTGGCTGGCTCGTATGCGAACAGACCAGATGATAACGTAAGAATATACCTCACTGAATTTTACAATCAAAATGCAACAACCACCAGCACTACCCGTCCCCCACCCCCAGATGTCTTCGGGTACGACGCCGGCGGCACCGCGACTAAAACCTCCGCCGGTCCCACTGTGTCGGACACAGACGATATCCTGCGCCATAGAAAGTCCGAGTTTATAGCAGTTGACAACGGCCTTGACTCCTTATATTTCCCTGATCCTGATAAGGGTGAACTTTTATCAATAGACAATTTTCCATCTTTAAGTCAGAGTTTTATGCGCCAAGACCCCTACTCCCCACAAGTTAATATGTTGCATGACTTGTTCAATGCCAAAGTAAGTAAGTCAACCATCAAAGATAAATATGATGCCTTTATGGAAGCACAATTTGCTGCTGTTGCTAGAGAAATAGGAAGCAACACAAAAGCTTGGGAATATGGAATGTCGTTCGATGATCTGGACATAACTGACTTTGATTATGTGGATGAAAATGGTGATTTATATTCTGAAAAAACGGTCAAAGATTATGATTCAAATGGTGAAGAACTCCCAGACCAGCGTCCATTAGTAGAAGATGACATGATATTAGGAAAGAGCAGAAACCAGTATATTAATGAACAAAATGGAACACACCCTCAAAATACAAGAGTCTTTTTCCTCAATCCAACTCAATATGGTGGCTCATATATGCAGCCACCGATATACGTTAGACCCCGAAAAGCTGCCGGATACTCAGGCTTGATTGAGGTTCTGTTTCCAGAACTAAGTCCGTGCGATCCGTCTTCAACGAATGCTGTGGACTTTGATCAAATAGCTTCAAAAATAAGCGAGGTATATCCGACCCTGGCTGATGACGTACGTCTTAGAGGAGATCCAGATTGTGTTGATGAAAGGCCATATAATAGAATTTTACATCGACAGTCCAAGGCAACAATCGAGGGGATTATTGCCGCGGCCATTAGGGTATATGCCAGCGTCCATCTTATAAAGGGACTCCCACTGTTTACTAAGTTTGCCCCCAAATTTCCGGATAACTATAGTAATATATATGCCTCTTACGTTGTTGAAATCATGGAGGAAGACTTCAGGGACTCCACGTCCTTGTGGAGCCCATTCTCAGATAATGAATTTTGGTTTGCATTTTTGGAACAGGCAGTACAAACATATGGTCGCAGAATTGATAGCGGCGATATTGCGGAAGAAGAAGTACCAAAACACGTGATGGATGCGTTAGAAAGACTAAACGATTATCAAGAAAGGTTTAACTATCCTTATGGTAATGAATTGATGAACGCTAAGTACAGCGGCGAAGCTAGCTGGTTTGAAACCTTAAAAAGCTACAGAGAAAGCAGAAATCTGGAAGCAATATACAGAACGCAGGAAGACGCAAAGCTGATTCTTAAAGAGCTGGTCAATGAACAGCTGCAGTTTATGGGTAACAAGTACTCAAAAACCCTAGAAAACTTTGACATGGCCCCCGAAGTATATGACTTGGACTATTACTACATGGCCAATTTTACTGCTTTAGGCGACAATGAACTCAACCTTCAAGGCACAGTGATAGAGGCTGTTGCTGGTCTTCCAACGAAAGAAGAGCCTGATCCTGCCGGCCTTGGATGGGGGTGGCCCGGGCCATTTTATACAGATGGAAACGAGTTCTCGTTACCGGATGGCTCTGCATATGTTGGATATTATCACGCAAATATAGATGAACAAGATGGAAGCACAACTTATATGGTTGGGGAATATCATAGCGACGGAGAGCACGAAGCAATAAGGCCATTCGCCAATAAAGTAATTGTGGGAGTTGAAAAAGTACAGATGAAAGATTACCCAGATCCAGAGGCAGGTATGGAAGGCAAGGCCGCACAGGAAGTGACGTTCACAGCACTTGGAGATATCCCCGACGGCGCCAGCGATCCCTTAGCCGGGCTAAGCAGTGAACAACCATTTTACATGTATAAGTATATTAAGGTAGATAACGAGAGGCTGTCTAATGCCGCGGCTGTTGCCAAAGTCAAGGCTGCTGGTAGTGGCCCCATATCATTAAGCTTCCCTGGAACAATGAGAATTGTAACAAATGATGAGGATGTCCAGATTGGCATCGAGGGCGAACTGGGTGTGCGGTATGGTTTGGATTTCGGTATGACAATCAATGGTACAGACTATTCGATATCGAACATAGAGATAGATGCATTAGATGTTCCGGTTACCGCATTTACAGGTATTGAAGCCAATAGCAAGATCTTGTATTGCTTGCTGGCAAAACTCAAGGAAGACCAGAAGTTTAAACTTGTTACGAATTATGCATTTTCCTTCAAGAAGGTGTTATCAATAATGGCTATTTATCAAGATATGGGCTTTATGCCATCTATTGGAGAAGTAACGGTCGCCGAGGGCGCCCTCTATGGAGACCTTTTCCATGAAGTCACATGGTCTGATCCCGAGACAAATTCGAGTGCCGATATAAAGCCGGGAGCATATGCTGAGCTAGAACTCGGGTCCGTCGACGTCACCCGAGAAGACTGGCTTGGCTTTGAGAGCACAGAAACTGTTACCACGGTCGAAGGGGCAACCTTAAAATATGCGCCTGGTTGGGCTGCCGAGGGCGACCGCCTTAAAGCCGGCGGCCTTTTTAGTCACATGGCTTGGGACAACTGGGATAAGAAGGCCTTAAGGCATTCTGCGTCTGCAATTAAGAGGCTTTTCCGTGTACACTATAGATCGCGGGAGTTTGACTCAATGGCCGACGAAGAGATGGGTACTCTTACCAAAGAATACGTACAGCAAATGAAAGAAAGGTTCAAGATTGACCCCTCTAGAGCAATTTTGCCATGGTGGCAAACAAGAAGATTAAAATCTAATCCGTTTAATGAGAACGGTGAAATGTGCAAAAAGAAAGATTCATAGTATTTATAGTGAGGACTAAAAATGGCTTCATTGGCGGTTAAATTGCCGATTACCAGAGATAGCGGTGACGGCTTCACCATGATTAAGGACTTTCACACGCTTATAAAGCAGAATTTCAAGATGCTTCTGTTAACTGAGCGCGGCGAAAGAGTTATGGAGCCAAGCTTTGGTGTCGGGCTTAAATCATATCTTTTTTCTGGGTTCACTCAGAGTACGTTTGACGATATTGAAGCCAACATAATGGAACAAACATCAATATACTTGCCCGTAATTGTAATTGAAGAAATTAATTTTATCACCGAACACGTTGATCTCAACACACTACAGATAAGTATCAAATATTCGGTACCGTCCATAAATATCTCAGATTTGCTAGAGTTTACTATTTAAAGTAAGGAAATTTTGAATGCCTAAAATACAGAAAAAAATAATGCCGATTGACTATACTCATCGTGATTTTGAAACAATTCGCGACGATTTGATGGGCATCGCAGAAAGATTTTACCCAGACAGCTTTCAAGACTTTAGTGAGGCCTCTTTTGGTTCACTGATGCTCGACGCTGTTTCATACATCGGAGATCAACTCTCCTTCTATTTGGACTATAATGTTAACGAAGCATTCCTTGACACCGCATTTCAGTTTGGAAATGTGGTGCGTCATGGTCGTGCTCTAGGCTATAAGTTCACCGGCCGCGATTCAACATACGGTCAGGTTGCCGTATTCATTCTTGTTCCTGCATCCAGCGCGGGTCTCGGTACAGATTCAAGATATCTACCGATTTTGAAAAGAGGTACCTCTTTCTCATCTCAAAATGGCGAGAACTTCATATTGACAGAAAATATTGATTTTTCCGATCCTAGAAACCTTTCGGTGGCTGCAAGAGTCGACTCTTCCACTGGCGCGCCCACACATTATGCTGTAAAAGCTTATGGCAATGTCGTGTCTGGACTGCTTTCTACGGAAACAGTTGAGGTGGGTACATTCGAAAGGTTCTATCGAGCCACACTTACGACCCCCAATGTGTCAGAAGTTATTTCCGTGTATGACTCAGAGGGAAATCAATATTTTGAAGTTGATTATTTAGCTCAAGATATGGTTTTTAAAGAGATAATAAACCCTAATTTTAAAGATGACAACGTGCCGTCTTTGATAAAGCCATTTTTGGTATCTAGAAAATATACTGTCGAACACACTAGGGATCAGGTTACATTGCAGTTTGGAAGCGGAAAATCTGGTAATTCTGATATTGTAGCCAATCCACAAAATGTAGCCCTAGATATTTTTGGTAAGAAATATGTAACCGACTTATCATTTGACCCAACAAGAATATCACAAAACGAATCATTTGGGATTGTTCCAGTGAATACCACTTTAACAGTTGTCTTTAGGGCCACCAGTCCTTCAAATTCAAATGTCGCAGTTGGTTCTTTGAACTCTGTAAATGCTAGTAACTTTGAGTTTAGCAATAGACAAGATTTGAACTCCTCGTACGTTAACTCAATAATATCATCTCTAGAAGTTACCAATGAACAGCCAATTGTGGGAGTAGTTACGTACCCTTCCACCGGAGAAGTAAAGCAAAGAATATTCGATACGTTTCCAACACAGAACAGAGCAGTAACACAGGCCGACTACGAAAACATAGCATACAGAATGCATTCTAAATATGGTGCTATTAAAAGGGTCTCGGTCCAGCGCGACCCGGATTCACAAAAAAGAAACCTAAATATGTATGTTGTCTCGGAAGACACCAACGGAAAACTAATTGCAGCGAATTCAACAATTAAAAATAATTTAAAAACTTGGATAAACAATTATAGAATGATTAACGATACTGTTGATATACTGGATCCTTATATTCTTAACTTCGGTGTTGAGTTTATTATTAAGCCAAAAGCGGCCACTGAGAAATATACAGCACTGGATGACTGCATCGAAGCTCTAAAAACGCACTTCTCTACCCCATTCTTTATCGGTGAACCGATATATATCAGTCAGATTTATGAAATATTAAAGGGAGTATCAGGTGTTTTGGATGTCACCAAGGTCAAGGTTGTCGGCAAAAATTCGGGAAACTACTCTTCCGCCGCAATTGATATCAGCGACAACTTGTCCTCTGACGGCTCTTATGTGGTGGTTCCGAAGAATGCAATCTTAGAATTAAAATATCCAGAGACAGACATCATAGGGAAGGTTAGGTAATGGCGATTAGGAGATACACAGGTAGTGCAGATAACACTATTACAAATGCTTTCAAGGGTCCTCCAGAGGTAGCCCAGCGCGCCACCGGCTCAAACATGGGGCAAGCTGACATTGTGCAGATTTTTTCTGTATGGGGCCGAAACCCACAAAGTAGTTCGGCCAACTTCGGATCTCAAGAGCTTTCACGCGCCCTAATTAAATTTCCGATTGCCACAGTTTCCTCAGACCGGTCCGCAGGCAAAATCCCGGCTTCTGGAAGCGTAAACTTTTATTTAAAGATGACCAACGCTTATCACACTCAAACAGTCCCCGAAAACTATACATTATCTATACATGCGGTATCGAGATCTTGGCAGGAAGGTTCAGGTATGGACATGATAAACTTCCAAGATAGCACACGAGACGGGACGGGGTCCAATTGGATGAGCGCCTCACACGATGCTGCTTGGACTGACTATGGCGGAGATTATTTGACTGCCTCTAGTCACTGGTCATACCCAACAGGTAGCACGCCCGCCAGCAAACCACCAATGTATAGGCAGGTTTTTAACAGCGGTTTGGAAAACCTAGAGGTTGACATAACCGGATTAGTAGAGCATTGGATTGCTGGAGACATAGGCAATTATGGCGTTGGGATAATGCTATCTTCTTCTTATGAAACCTATTATAATGTACCGAAGCAGTCTGGCGGTATTTTGCCCAATACCGGTGGCGTTGAGGCATCTTACTACGTCAAGAGATTTTTTGCAAGAGGGACCCAGTATTTTTATAGGCGCCCCCTGATTGAAGCTCGCTGGGACTCAGCCAAGAGAGATGACAGAGGTGGCTTCTATTATAGTAGCTCCCTAGGTCTTGCAGAAGATAACGTAAACACATTGTATTTATACAATTATGTGCGAGGGCGCCTGAGAAACATTCCCGCTATTGGTACGACTGGCTCCATTATGGTGAGCCTATACTCCGGTTCAGCCGGCAATGTCGCACCTTCCGGGTCCAAGCTTCTACTTTACAACGAGAAATATGCAATCACCGGCGGATATGTAGAAACCGGCGTATACTCCGCTTCAATAGGCCTCACAGCTTCAACTGATCCCATTAAAACGCTTTATGATGTATGGTGGACTGGCTCGACCAACCAGCCCGGCGGCGCCGCCCGTGACGCGTCCGCCACAGAGTTTGCCACGGGTTCCATAATACCGATCACAACGGGGTCAGTGAATTCATTCCTTAGCCACGTACGTATCCCCAAATACTTTATTAACATAACAAATTTAAGAAACAAATATACAAGAACAGAGACTGCACGCTTTAATTTGTTTGTTCGAGAAAAGAATTGGAACCCCACCGTATACACAAAGGCGACCACCGTAGTACCCTCCACAGCGATTATAAGTGCTTCTTACAGGGTCATTCGTACTCGGGATGCCCTTGATGCAATTCCGCACGGGACTAGCAGTCACAATTGCACTGGATTATCTTTTGACAAATCTGGAAATTATTTTGACTTAGATATGAGCATTCTCGAGCAGGGGTATGAATATGCGATTAAGTTTGCTTTTTATGACCCAGAGTTGTTAGCGTGGACAGAACAAGACAAAGCTTTTAAGTTTAGAGTAATGGCCAATGAGTATTAAGAAACTTTTTGAATCAACAGACAAAACAAGAAATTATTTAACCGATCAAGATCAGAAGACAGCATTTAAGAAAATCGAGTCTTCCAAGAATCTGCGGCAGCTAAAAACCAAGCAAGATTCGTTTCTGCCGCAGGTTAATTATGATAATCCGGGCTCCTTTGCTAAGTTTGGTTCTGCTTATTTATATTATAAGTCAGCCGTTGAGAGGATTTTGGATTATTATCCATATGATGGCTCTGATGCCGAGCTTAATCAGTTTTATAATAATTCCCTGCCGATTGAAAAATATATTTTTAACAATCTATACCCACGTCGGACAGGATACGCGACGTTCAGTATTGACGGTTGGAGCACGGTAGCGTCAAGTTCGGCGGTGTCTTCAAGCGATGGTGGAGGATATGGGCTACCATCTACAACAGAATACATCACATTCAAGGGTGGGCCCAATATATCCACCACACTTACGGATCTTAAAAACATGGAGCCTGATCCGTTATCTAGTAAGTTCCAGAGCAACAACATTTATGATGAAAATATCTATACCGCCGCGGGCCTTAGAGGCGACTATGGACAAGGCACCCGCGAGTCAAACTTAAAGAGTGACTTTGACACAGGCGTAACAGTAGAATTTTGGCTTAAGACGGGCTCTTTGGCCCAGAATCTTACAGGTAGGCAAGTTGTATTCGACATGTGGAACAACGAAGCCACTGGAAGCACAGACTATGCGCGCCTTACAATAGAGTTAACATCGAGTCACTCTCTCGGGGACGGCAGCGTGTCTCCCCCCACAGCCGGCCCAGACACTCCGTTTCTAATTACTGCACAATCAGGCACTTTGAGCGCCTCCGCACAGTCTGTGTGTACATCCTCAATTGGTCAGGGTATAGCGGACACGGCTCTGGGTGATTGGGCGCACTACGCATTTGTACTGCAAAATACTGGTAGCGATTTTGTTGCTAAGCTATATGTCAATGGTTATCATAATGCCACAAACACATATTCTGGTATAACATTAAATGAGTTGTATTCAAAGAATATGGTTGGTCGAATTGGTGCGCTACTGACAGCACCTTCTGGGGCAGCAGATGATCCCACCGTAGCTGCACCCGGAGCAACAGCAAACTTTATCGGCGCTGGAAAACTGAGCGGATCGATGGATGAATTTAGATTTTGGAACACCGCTCGCAATGAAGCGGAGATCGGCAGATACTGGTTTGATCAGATTAAAGGTGGTGTTAACACGGACTTAGCTAATACAGAATTGGGTATGTATTATAAGTTTAATGAGGGCAACACAGGTGTTACCTCTATCGATAGTGTCGTGTTGGATTACGGCGGCCGGCTATGTAACGGTACTTGGACTGGCTATACTAATACATCTAGAAATACTGGATCTGCTATATTGTCAGCCTCAGCCGCCACTAAAGAATACGAAGACCCTATTATTTACTCAGAACACCCCCGTGTGAGTTCTTTAAAAACAGCGCTCCTTACCACGGGCTCTTATCATGATTCTCAAAATTCTGGGCTTGTAAGGAACCTTCTCCCATCATGGATGACAGATGATTCAGAGATAAGCGATCTTACTGACCTGGATAGAATTTGTCACATATTGGGTGTGTACTTTGACAAATTGCATATGCAGATATCAGCGTTGCCAAGTTTCAAGCACTCAAGTTACACTAGCGCATCTCACGAACCACTACCATTTTCACAACATCTACCTCAGTCTTTAGGGCTCTACACACCAGAAGTTTTTGTTGATGCGACGATTTTAGAGAAGTTTAAAAATAGAACTGATAATGAGTTCTTTGAGGGCGATCTCAAACAAGCGAAAGACCTGATTTATTCCAATTTGTACAACAATCTTGCGAAGATTTATAAGGCAAAAGGTACCGAGAAGGCCATTAGAAACGTTCTAAGATGTTTCAACCTTGACGACAGTCTGATTTCATATAGGGTTTATTCGAATAATCAGCAGTTCGAACTAAAGAGTAATCTTAAACAAACCAGAAAAAACAAAAAACATGCCAATTTCAACAGCACATACGCAATCGATGCGGTTGTCCATCAGTACGCCGATCCACACACTGGCTCGACTAGGGGTTATATAGCTGGAACATCCGAGGAAGGCAAAGAAGATCGATATGGCTTCACCGCCGAGACATCAGTTGTCTTTCCAAAGTTTATTAGAAGCTTGGACACATTTGATCGCAGTTTTAAAGATGTATCCATCTTCGGAATGCAAACGGTTAATACTGCGTCGACATCTGACACAGCATTCCTGACCTACACCGGACCCACAGACGGAGAAGATTGGGCCAACTTCCAAGTATATGCAATAAGAGATACAGAGTACTCCAAGAATGTATATTTTAAATTAACGTCTTCGGTTGGCCCACATCCATTCCCAACTCTTACTAGTAGCGCTTTCTTTGACGTATACGATGACAGTAACTGGAACCTGTCGGTTAGAATTAAGCCTAGTAGCTCGTTTACTGATCTTCTTCAGGGCCCGTCGGGCGATGAGGATGGTGGCACCATCGGATATTCTTCATATTCTACATACGATGTCATTTTTAGGGGTGTCAATAACAATTTAGGGGTCATACAGAATTCTTTTGTGGCAACCGGTTCTGTAACAAAAGAAGTTGGTAAAAATATTTTAAAGCATGCCAAAAGAATGTACTGTGGCGCGCGTAACACAAACATAACCGGCTCTAATATACACAAATCAGATGTGCTGGTATCATCACTCAAGTATTGGACGAAGTATATTGGCGACACATCGTTGGACCAGCATTTGTTTGATGGAGAAAACTATGGTATTTCCGGCTCATATGAAAGCCCATCTCCGATAGACTCCGGGTCAGTAAACACATTCAACTTTAATACGCTAGCGCTCAACTGGTACTTTGGAAACGTAACATCTTCCAACGCTGCCGGCGAATTCTATGTCACAGACCTAAGCTCTGGATCCGCAGAATTTAGAAACAATTTTGGTTGGATGGCAGACATTAGTTCTCACCTACACAGCGGCAAAGGCGTCGGATTTTCAGGAAGCGCCACCCAAGTAGTAAATGCCGTTAATACTAACTATTTTAAGTTTATTGACCCCGAGCAAGTCGTTGCATCCGATCAGGTTAAGGTTTTAGACGATGATGATAAAATATTTGGTCTGGTTGAACAGGTTCCTAACTATGTCTATACCATTGAAAAGAGTTTATATGGCGCTGTAACCGAAGAGATATTAGACTTCTTCGCCGGCGCAATAGACTTCCATAATTTAATAGGCCAGCCGGTTAATCGTTACCGAGAAAGATACAAATCGCTCGAGTATTTAAGAAAGATATATTTTGATAGAGTCCAAAATGTTCAAACTGTTGAAAAATTCACGGAGTATTATAAGTGGTTCGATGACGCAATATCGATAATAATTGGTCAACTTGTCCCTGCGTCAGCCAATTTTGTAGAAGATTCATTTAACATTGTTGAAAGCCATGTTCTAGAAAGACACAAATATCAAACAAAGTACCCAACACTTCAAAATTATACACCCCTTCCTGAGAGTGCACTTAGAGGAGGAATGACATGGTTTGAATGGGATGCTGCACACTCTCCCCCGCCGGAGTCCCCGCGCGCAACCAATGTTAAAAAGGAATATTGGCAGCGCCAGGCAGAAACAGATGCTGTTGAAATAACTTCTGGAGATGCAACTGTCGACACCCAACGACAAACAATTAAAAATGTTATGTGGTCGCGACCTCACTTAAGTAGAAGTATGCCAACCTTCTCAACAAAGGACGGCACAAGATATCACTATAATTCGAATCAAAAGTCGCAGACCGCCGATATGTATGTTTTTGATGCCAAGCTGGCTAAAACTATTAAGGGGGGTGTTAACTTCGAAGGCAAAAAGAGCCTTGAATATACGTTTAATGCCCTACAGCCTGCAGGTCCTGTTAATAGAGAGAGTAGTGATCTGGGTTTAATTTTTGTTCCTAGAAATGTTTTGTTAGGGCTAGTCCAAAACCTTGTACAAATACAGGAGCTAGAACAACAAGATCGTATTAAAAAGAATCCAGGCGCCAAGGTCAAGCGTGTCATCAAAGTAGAATCTGGTCGCGATTTCGAAGATGGTGTTGGTTATACCACTACAAAGTCGACATTCTCATTCCCATTCAACATCATGAGTTCGTCTGTCAAATCAGGTCACAACAAAGAGGTTCTTGAAAGGGTCACAGCCAGTGTCGAAATCACCAACCTTCATAATGATGTTTATGGAAACGACATGGAACGCCCAATGCAAGGCCCATGGTCTGAATATGCAGCCGGTGGCCACCAGTCACGCCATGTTCCACTAAACAAGTATGATGCCAACAAAAACACCACCAACAATTTAGATCACTATACAACGCGCCCCGAAGCCTGGAAAATCTTGCTTGGAGATTGCGGCGCTGAGGGTGGCCCAACGAGCCGACCACGTGGCGTAGTCGGAATGGTCGGCCCAGACTACCCATGGCCAGAAGCGAATGCTATCGGCGAACGCCCATACCCGATGACGGCCTCACAGAAAGCCGTTTATTATAGAGATCACATAGCTAAGACACCATATGTCTTTAAAAATATTCGTATGAGGACCGGCTCAACAATTCCCGGTAACTACCGACACAACTATGAAGTTGTCCATACAGTCGGCGCATCCAGCAACCCGAGACAGTTTATAAAAAATCAACCAACCCTTCCAACGGAAGCCTTCCAAGATACAGCAATTAGCGCATCGGTAACGCGAACATTCTTGGATATCCATCGAAACAGCGACGGCCACTTTGAGTTCATGTCGCCTTTTTCAATAAGTTATTTGAACGCTTCTCCGTCACAATCATCGGTTATTGTTTCCAAGTTCTCTAATCCAGGCGGCCTGGAAGTGAGCCCAGCAGGCTATCGCGACATTAGAGCGAATGAGTTCTCAGTATATAACGCTCACAATTACCGTAACTTAAGTATCATTAAACCCTCTCAGGGGCCCTCTGGCTCCGTTTCAGAAGCGACAGGCTCTGGTACTGGCTCAGGCGGTCCAGGCATCCGTGTATCGGATATACACAGTAAAGATTACGGCCTCCGTTCGCACCTTGCGCGCCACACCGCTCGCTTTGGACGTGACTCCTTGTGGGTTACTGGCGATACATATGCCACAAACGGTCCTGGCGCCTCATATGATCAGTTACCTGGGTACCACAAAGTACATAGAAACAATTTGAATCGTGTCGAAATCTGCAGCACATCCATAGATGCCGTCAAAGGTCCTGAATTCATTAATTCTGGCAGCCTTTACTGGGTAGACAACTCAAGCAGAGGATACGTTCTTGTAAATGCTGATTCTTCTTCCGCAACAAGTTGGTTGACTTCATCGCGAGACACCGGATTTACATATGCAGGCTGGTTTAGACTTAGTCCTGATGAAAACGAAGGAGATCTGTTTTCCGTTGGTAAGGCCGGCGCCGGCGCTGACCCGTTCTTTAGAATATTTAAAAACTACACCGCCACGCAACATCGCCTAAACCTATATGTACGTACAAGAGACACCAACACACACACGGGCCCCACAGCGCTGGGTCACATGTATGCGGCCTCGGCAGATCTAGATGATGGCAATTGGCACCACCTAGTTGTTTCATTGGGGGGCACCGGCAACGGTGACAATGCAACTACTGCTAATGTTCAAATGTATATAGACGGCGGCCTCATGACCATGGCCACCGGTGCAGCACTTAATGACTATTTTGACTGCAAGAGACAAGCAGGAACATACGATTTCAAAGGTATCGTTCAGCGCGATGGCCAAACGGTAATGGCCATCGGGGGTGATTCTAGTGTCGCAAATGCTGTAGGTACGTGGCCATTTACCGGCGCCATGGACCAGATTTCTCTTTGGACGACGCCCCTATCGGGTACAGACGTTGCGAGTTTGTATAATGGTGGATCTCTGGTTGATATAACGTCATCCGCAGCTTATACAAACAATTCTTCAAATTTGTTCGCATGGTATCAACTTGGTGAAATTCCGGAGAATTCAGCACAGCAAGATGCAATTGACACCACAAACCCGGCCGCCTTTACATCGGGTGCCAATTCGATATTCAATACCCATCTTTCCGGCACGGCACACAACCTATTCCCAATAGCAAAGTCGGGCCAAAATATGAATACATTTGCATTATCAGAAGTTGAGTACCCGACACCAAAACCTGGGATCCCGCCTGAGATTATTTCTTATACTGAAACATACACGTATTGTACTGCTGCGGTATACGACAATTACAACGTTCAACACCAGATTCCCAGGTCTGATAAGCAGTACGCATGGATTACCGGCGCCATGAAGCACTCCACAGATTTAAGATATTCTGGATTTATGCCAACGATGGGCACGCTAGAGGGGATGTATTCTAGTTCTGCCGGCGGTTTCGAGCCTTTCTTCTCATTCGTAAGTGCTAGTGACTTCGGTTCTACCGCTGCCTCTCACCGCCTATTCGGTTCGCCTCAATCCTCTGCTGGTGCCAGCTTCGTGCCGACTGACTTGGTCGGACTGAACACCAATATTTATGAAAGCATTGACACCGCAACAAATACAGTTGGTTCCAATGATTTAACGGTGGCGAGAAACTCGACCGTTGTAACTGGCGTCAACTTTGAGGGTTCTGGCGCCCTGTTTAACGCGCTGATGTTCCACCGCGGAAATGTTTATGGTTGGGGTACATTCCAACAATCACGTCAAGGCGATCATCCAATCCTGCGGAATCAGAAAAAGAACAACAAACTATCCATTGTATACCAGACTCCACATGTCCCACAAGAGTTTGATCTTAGACCCGTTTCAGTCAGGGGTCTTCCCGTACTCGTTAACCTTGATTACGAAACACAACAGATTGTAAAGAATACACCTATTGTTAAAACAGCAAATGCGACATTGCAGACATCATATAATAATGAATTCATCTACTTTAACAGCAGATCACTGGATGACCATCTTGATATACCAACTTATCTTAAAGGAGAAATCACACCATTTGAGCAGTTGGTTGCTTTAAAAGACACAGCAGGCATCACATTAAACTGGGTTCACTATAAAGAAAGCCTCTTCCCTTCGTTAAAGAATGAATTTTCGCCAACATCTTCATTCAGGCTTAATTACGACAACTTAATGTGGAGAGATTCGTTAGCTGAACGTATAGAACTTGGTAGCAAAACAATTTTATCAAATTCGTTGGGCCTTGTTGGTATGGAGCCCGGCTACGGAGCCGGCACCCCGGACAAGAACGGCCTAAGCGCTAGCTCTTGGCCACTAGACGCACCACGAGGCCTTTTAACCAGGCGCAATATCCCAACAGTGCTCTTCGTCACCGGTGGCGCCGCTATCAAGACCTCCATGACCGCATTACGCCAAGGCGGCGCCGCAATGACAGGATCCGGAGCGGCCGGCAGATTTGGTGGCAGCGGGAACGTCGCAAGAGATTCTGGTGGAGTGGCAGGCGAGTTGCAAAATACATACGGCTGGCTCCACCAAACTAGTTCAAATGCTACCGACGGCGGCCTACTTAGCGGATCGGATCTTAGGCAGGCTGTGATGGATTCGATGACACCAGGCGCACTATATGCCAGAAAGCATACATTGCTTTCGCCTCTTTCCATTAACTCTCCAAACTTCTCCAATCCTTCATGCTCTGTACAGAACTTAGGTCCCGGTGGCGGTTTGGAGCCGAAGAACGGTGTTGCTCCTGGCGGCGGAGGGTTCGCCACCGCGAGCTTAGGTACAGGAGAGGCCTGGTGGGATGCACCAGAAACCGCTGGATACTTCTCTGGGACAGTGCACGCCGGCACCGGGGAAAAGGTGATCGAGTTTGTATCAGCCCCATCAAAACCATGGTATGGTGATTATGATAAATTTAAAGAAACAGATCTCAAGTATAGGGCCCGCGGGTACTCTGTTGTACCTGAGTACAGAATTAGCGAGAGAATAGAAGACTATCTTAAAGGCGATGTCGACGATTTTAATGACTTCTCAATACCCGGCACAGAGTTTGATAGCAAACAAGTTAATTTCTACAAAGACTTTTCAAACTCTGATTTCATGGAGAAGTTCTTGGACATCCGCCAGATGTCAGATTTACAAGCAAAAGAATTCAAACTAACGTGCCACGCTGTTCTTAAGTTCAATCCATATAAAGGTTTCTATCCGGCCGACCGCACGCTTCAGCTTGTGTCACAATTTAGCAGATCTTACGGAAAATCCTTAAGATCCAGCGCATCTATCGACCCTCAGTATACCACTCTCACACCGCTGGGAAGAATGCCTACCTTATTGCGCCCAGTTTTGCAACCGCTTTTTGCTCCGGGCATTCTTTATAACTCAATTAAAGCCGGCATGGCATGTGACTGGCCTACAGTAACCGATGGTAGTCGCATCGCGAAGGTTGCCTATAGTGGATCCGAGGTCGGAGGCGCTGATTCAACCGAACTTCATTGGGCGCTTTATCCTTCCATGGTTAAGGACACCCTTTCAGGAAGCAATTACACATCCGGTACGTTTTGGGACACTAGAATTCCGTTTGAAGCCATTATCAATCCTGCTGCGCACATGAATGGCATGCCCTGCATAGATATGGAGCCTCACCCATTAGTGGATTTAGGTGGAATCGTAGACTATACAGCGAGTATTGCAGGTTCGCCGGCAGACAACCTTTATACATTAATGGCCAGCAACTTTGTTGCTGAGGTGGGTGACTTCTTCTTAGACGGAGGGAACTATTCTCGCCTTGAAACACCCGGTGTTTCTTTGGGCACAAGGACTTTCTCGGGCGGCGAAGTTTTTGCAGCACGATTAAGATTGAAGACTTCATACTCTGGTTCACGAACTTACGAATATGAATCTAGTTCTCACGGAAACAACAGCTGGTTCACACTCTTCGGTGCCGGCGCCGTATATAACGATGCCACCCCTGATTACAATAGAAAACACGGGATTACAACAGGATCTTTTGAAATACCACAAGATCCTAATAGAAACGAAGGCTTTAGGCGTGATTTTGTTATGTATAGTCGTACAACCGCATTCGGTCCGCCTATTGCTAACCGTGCCCCTGAAGAAAAGATTCGCCAAGAATATGTTAACTGGAATAACCTCTCTGGTGTTGTCGGTAGTACTCCAATAGATAACCCAATAGGTATGATTGGTACTGCCACTGCCATCAATTCGGGTTCTTGGATAGCAAACGGAAACAAGTTCTATGTATCTGGATCTGCATACGGTATAATGGATTGCATGAATGGGTATAACTGGGCTTACACCCCACCATACCAGCACGGCGAGGCATGGTGTGATTTTATTTTCAGACCTACCTCAGATAAAGAATATAGTCTAGAACAGATGATATCGGAACTCACTACAAGTTATTATCGTGTTGACCCTGGCCCACAAACTAGTTCTGCTAAGCTATCATGGAACATAAACTTCGATAATTACTATTATAGCTCTCTTATAAGAGATAGCATACCTCTTTCTGGTTCGCGCATCGTTAGCAATAACCCTGTCGGAGCCCCGAACGGCAAAGCGATAAATTCAAATAACTCTCCATATGCTTCGGTTCTTATTAATAATAATGCAATGCAACTCAGTTCTAGCTTTAACTTGTTTGGAATAGAAAATGTATATAAGAAGCGCTTTGATAAGTTTGGTAGAGAAATTCTAACTGAGACCGAAGTCGTCGGGAAGAAATGGGTTATTCAGCCTAAATTTGAGACCCCGATGCTGAATTTTGCAGACTTCGGAGAGCACCCCGTAGTGGGTTCTTCAACAGGCTCCGCCAACCTCACCAAAACTGTTCCAATGGTCGGAGATAATTACTATGGCTTTGGCGCAGACACAGCAGCGAATGGCATGTGGCACCAGTTTGGAACCCTTCCTGCCCGGCCAAATCAGGGCATCTTCTTAGAGATAGGTGACATTCCCGCCTCTTGGCTGCAATATCACTATTTGTGTGTGTCGGAAAGCAGCGTATATAATAACTTTGACCCAACACTCTCTGGTCCTCCTGGCAAGAGCAACCTTCACGAAACAGTACAGTCGCTTGGTGAGTTGATGGGCTTTACCGAACAAAACTCTAGAGTAAGAATGGGAGAGCTGTCCGAAAAGCGCGTTATAAAAGAAGCGATTGTCGCCGTTCCATATATTGCAAAGGATGTAGGATTCACCGACGCCGGCGCCGGTGTGTTTGGACGAAAAGAATTTATTAGTATCCCGAAAGCCAGGTATAAGGCTGCCACCGGAGAAATGGAAGACTCCGCCACTGGCGATTCATTGGATGCCGCTGGTCAATCAATTAGGCAACTAGTTGCGAAAATGAAAGATTACGTGTTACCGAAGAAGTTCGACTTCTTGCGCAACCCACTTGTAGATCCGATTGTAATGTACATGTTTGAGTTCAAATATGAATTAGATAAAGACGACCTATCATACATTTGGCAAAACCTTGCACCGCGCAATTATGAAAGGCTATTAGTGCAAAAAGACGTGGTAGCGCATGAGTTGTTTAACACAGAGTTGTTAACAGAAAAGAATATAATGGAAAATTCGAATTTGAGATGGATGGTGTTCAAGGTTAAACAAAGAAGCCAAAAAGTATATAGAGATAAAGTTGTGCCGAAGTTTGGAACCATAACGACCGATCCTCTTGTCGCGGGAACTTCTGAGAAGGTCTATCCTCTTCTATATAACTGGCCTTATGACTATTTATCTATTGTTGAATCAGTTAAATTAGAGGCCGAAGTGCTGTATAGTAATACGGAAAGAAAACTCATTGAGGAGATTGTATCTTCGGCATCGCCGGGGTCAGAAACTACCACCAGCACAACACCAACCGTAGTGTCGCCAAATACGTCCGTTGCAACTCTTAGTCGCAAGGATAGGGCTACCGTGTCGATAGATTTTGACGAAGAAGAAAAAGTTATTGTGAAAAAAGCAGCGAAGGGAGACCCGGCAGCAAAAGCCAAACTGGATAGCGCTGTTAAGAAAAAGAAGAAGGCAACCAAAAAGAGCATGCCCATAAAAGGTAAGATAAAGAAAAAATAGGTAGTAATAATGGCAATATTTTTAGATAAAAAACAACGAGTAATGGATTTGAAATTGACATCATACGGTCATCATTTGCTATCTGTCGGTTCCTTCAAGCCAACATATTATGCATTTTACGATGATAACATAGTCTACGATAGCGCATACATAGCAGATAAGGACAACCTTGGCGGTGTCAGGGCCCGCGGACTGTCCGGCGCAATAGAATCACAAAATGATATTGTAAAAAGAATCAAGCAAGAAACACCATATCTTGAAAGTATGGTGTTGTTTGAAGATCTTGATAAATCTATAGCCGCCGCAAGTGGATATACACTTAGTTACAATCCGGATGACGTAGGCCCGGTAAGGAGTCGCCTCCGAAAAGATTCTTTTAAATTTGATCAAGCTATTGGGGACGCACACTTGGACGCTCAAAATGCAGCTGCCGTGCCGGCCTGGAAAGTAATACTGCTAAATGGAAAGATAGACAACATTTCCAAGATGGACGCTAAGAATAATTTAAATATTCCACAGATTGACATTACTGTAAACTATAAACTGTCTTCGAGACCAGGAGAGCTAGGCTTAGACCCGGGCGGCATACATGACATCATTGACGAAACAGTCAGATTTGCCGACGGGAACACAGTATCTCTAGAAGCCGAAAACTTAATGATCTATGTTGACGAAGTTAATACGGAATTCCTAACAGAAAATTTCGATGTAGAAGTCTTTCACAAAGTAACAGGTTCTTTAACCGGCGCTTTAGATAGAAAGTATTTCGAAAAAGAGGTACCACAGATTGTCGATGGTATTATGATGATGCCTCGAAAGATACAGAGGGCATATGAAGTTATTCCGTCTTCAAGTGTTGAGTATTACTTTAATATACATACTGATAACAATGTTGATCATAACTTGGCTTGTAAAGGTCTGCACATGTACAATAAAGATTCTTATTATATTGATTTGGACTTTGAATGCGATGGTCCGGAAACACAAAATGTTTATTATGATATTTATGGTAGCGAGGTTGAGCCAGAAATATGCGATTAATATTAGAAAACACAAAGGAGCTGGCCAGTCATGGGTAAAAAGACTGTATACAAGGGCAACGTAATTAATAATTTCGGAAAGCACCTGCCGGTGCCGTATGTCGAAAGAATAGAAATACGGACCTTGTTGGAAGAAGAATATGAAGACCTTAAAGGGGTGTTCGACCATGACGTGGGCTGGGAGGGCATATCGAAATTAACCATAGTTACGTCGTTATTGTTCAACACTAACGATGGTTTCCTACTTGAGCATTTCACAAACCACCTTTGGGATGATTTAAATATAAACTTCATATCGTTAACCAATGTAGATCAAATTAATATGCTCAAAGAATCAAAAAGGGGCTTAAAAAGCTTTGCTGATCCACACCGGCACGGCATGTACAAGCAATTTCGATCAATGCCATTACAGGATATCTCTTACTCCGACGACGTAACATATACTAGTGAGTATGATGAAAACAATAATGAGGTTTTGAAGGCGTCGGGCATCACATATGATCTATATGTTCCTAGTGTTTCAGGCCTTGACGACCTAGCACTTTTTGTTGGTGTTTCGGTTGGCGACCCATACGGCAACCTTGAAGACTTACAGAATGTTGTTTTTGCGTTGTCCTTCTCAGATCTGGCCATTGAGATGATCAAGAAAGACGGACAGTTGAATGTTAAAGATAAGGTTGGCTATTTTTTGAATGACGGTTCATATTACCCCGGCATACCGCTAATGGACTTCCAAGCGCACTATCGTACAACGGATGAGCTTGATCAAGAAGATATTAAAGAAAAGATAGATTCGCTGAAAGAAGCGTATGCAACTGCTGCGATAAGCGACGGAGAACTTGATGGAGTGCTCAACAGTATTGACTACATTTATAGTGAATACGGCAGCACTCCGATGTACTTGGTGCAGTTAAATAGATTTAGAAGGAATATCATGAATCAGGACTTGGCCACCAACGCCGGCCAATTTTATGAGCGATATCGAAGAATGGTTATTAATGCCGAGCAAGCCCTTCGCACATACCCGGAAGTATTCAAAAGAATTACCTATAGTTCAAAGATCCGAGATTACAGACCATCACAGATGGGTAATATTACCCCAACATACCACACTCACCCCTTCAATCTGAGTCCCGAAGAGCTTTTTAATAAAGACCTTATTTATAAAGTTTTCCTTCAAACAAACCTGGCTAAATATGTCCCGGCCCGCAGCGATGTTGGCGAAGCTTCGGCCTTTCAAGCAGAAACTGCCTATACGCCGAACGAAATGGAGGCAGCATATGAGGCTGCCGTCGGGGCCAAATTTGCAAGATTCCTTGAGGACAACACCAGCACCACGCGTGAAGGTTACAAGATGGGAATAGATAATATGGTACAATGGCTTTCGGTCGACCAGAACACTCTCATACATGAAATGGTTGCAGAGTTTAGTGATTCAATCCAGAAATTTCAGGACTGGGCCACAGGCCTAGGACACGGTGCGGAAGAGGGTCTTCAAATGATGTACTATGGCGGCCCAGAAGATTCTGCTAACTGGCTCGCAATTGCTCGCTATGAGCAAGGCTGGGATGATGATATCGATTTCGAAGATCAAAGAAATGCGTTAGCTTTCGAATCCGCAAAAAGGTTTTTTGGCTGGCACGGTAATCCAGAAAGCAATAACTGTACGCTAGAATTTGGTTGGGACTCCGCCAAGACTTCGGATGGGTGGCGCTGTAATCTTCTCGATGAACAGTCATCAGTCGGGTGGGACGACAGTGTTGAGACCGACGGGTCCACATTCAATCAGTACAAGTGCTTTAAACAGGTGGCCGGTATGATTAACGTTGCCGGTTATGGCTCCACAACCAATACGAGTGATGATATATACGGTGTTTTTCTCAAAATAAGAGATCATCGAAACCCATACGATACTGATTGGAATCTTCGAAGTGCTGATTATTTGGCGGAAAACAAGATTCGGCCGGCCCTAGTAAATTATTTGGATGTTGATGATGGTACCAATAACGTATATCTAAGAGTTCAAGAAGCGTTTAATTACCTCCGGGCAAACTGGCTGGGGGGTGATAGCGAAGATACTGCCACTTGCGGCGCCGCCTATCAAGAAATGATAAGAGACGAAAGCGTGTGGAACCAACTTGTTGCAGACTATGGTTTGTTAACTGAAACGGGCCACCTCGATGAGACGGCATTAGATGACTACGCCACTGATTTACGGGATGCAATGGACGATTACATACAAGAATACAAAGATACTGTGCTTGGTGGTGGTCGCTTATTTAAAAACTTTAGACTAAGATGGTGCCCGGATGTAGAATCAACTACGGACATCTTTGATCCAGCCCGCGGTGAAGACGCAGATCCCTATGGCGGCGCGTGGTCAAGTTTAGCTGTACATCGAGAAAAGACAGGCCCAGCTGGGCGTCCTTATGGTGATGCTGCCGCCGCCAGCGGCAGCAAATGGTTTTACAAAGGTGGTTGTGGTAATCTACCCGGCCTGCCGGACCCGCGCCGCGCAACCAGCTTGGGTATTGGTCGCCACGAAGTTAACGTAGCAGAACGCATTGCCCAGCCAGCATTCGACCGGTGGGACACCACTTGGAAGAAAAGCACTAGAGACGCGATAAAAGATGCTATTCGCCTGATAGCAGAATATCATGGATTAAATGCAAGCAAAAGTGAGCATAGAGTACTATCACGCGTTGATGTTATCACACAAAAATATGGATGGTTTTTCTTTGACCTAGAAAAATATATTCAGAATCACAGTGCGTTGTCGCTATGGATAAATCCGGGCCTTTTTCAACAATATTTTGAATGGGGTCGTGATATGGTAAACAACTTAGTTAGAATCGAAGATGTTACATTTTATCGATGTCCAACTGCAGTTAAGTCAGCGATCGCTGCAGCGACTGACGAATATATAAATGGGTATGGCCAAACAGGCCCACATGTTGAAATGTCGCTTAATTATAACACTACCTATGCTTCTCAACCAACCGATGTTCAACGCCTAAAATTTGCTGGTAGTTGTGGTGACGGGGGCTCCATTAGTGCCGGCAACGCGCCATATGCAAAAGTAAAACAAATAGATGTTGCCGGCTGGCAAGACCTTGCGGTTGCTAGGGACGGCGATGAAGTTTACCTCAAAGACAAGGCAACCGGCGGAGCGGCTTCTAGTTACTACCAATACGCTTACTTAATACAGAGAAATTATGATTTCGCTTATAACGATAAGGTGCCTAACGACTATAGGTTAGCATGCTTTGCATATAATTACTACATTGATGATGATGAGGCTCTCAAGGGACCGGACAGCGTAGGGGTCAAGGTCACTGTTAGAGACCGGTCAGATTTAATAATAACTAAATATTACAGCTATCTACAAGATATTTTGGAAGGGTTTGATGAATATGTCGCGGCCGCAGAAGAAAGCTGTGCCTATAACAGTATTGATGAACAGTTTAATCAATTCTTCATTAATGCAATGGATGATCAGTATAGTGATGATCCGACGTCGGCACCTTGGCTTCGAGCCGCGGCAGCATTTGCTCTTTACCAAGACATGTACCACGGAACCCATGGCGGAGAATATTCCATTGTGCTTGAGGCCGCAAACAGCATAGCAGCCGGCATTAACCCATCGACGGGTAATTTGCAAGCTTTGCGGGATTTTAAGTCCTCATTAGATGAAGCGGTCGGTGCCATGGCCGGCCGCAGCGCCCTTATCGATGCGCTCGGCACCACATCAGGCACCGGGGCCCCACCAGAATACACAGAATTTATAATTGGCCATGCCCACAATTCCGCAGAGAAGGGCCGTGATCCAATTATTATTGACAAACCAATAATCGATTACGCATCCGATGATTCGTCCTGGCCAGAACTGCCTGATCCCGACACTAATGATGAGCCCGAAGAAGAATAACATAGGAGAATAAAATGTTTATACCACTTAGTATCGTAAAAAATGGAACTTTTAACAAAACAACCAATAAAATGGAAAATACTACAATTTTTCAAGACAAAATAGTAAATAAAAATTTGTCCCCTCTTTTATATAATATCGAATTGGGGCTTCAAGAAATTAAGACTGCAACGCAGAATGAAACCTCCAACAAGAAAACAACGATAGAACCGGCTTCAACGGATCGAGCATACTTAGCCAAAGAAATGCTGATTATGAATAATATTAGATACGAGAATATATCAAAGAATTATTCTCTCTTACAAGAACAACAAGAAAACAATGAAGGTTTGCAAAATGTAAACATTATGGACCAAGAGCAGTTCGAACAAACATTCAACAAAAACATTCAAGCAAAAGATAAATTTTCGTCTGAGAAAGACCCGTTTTACAATCTAGACGAAAATGAACCATCGAAAGAAATTTACATGCAGGAGAAGGATCCGAACGGTACTTTGGTGATGCCACCAGACCTATCGAGGATAGCATCCGGCTTTGCAGTATTAAATCTGTCTCCAAACTATAGAGGCCGATCAAAATATTTTATAAAACAAAACGATATTTAGGAGGAATATAAAATGCCAGATCCAGTTGATGATTTAATCAAAGTAGCCGCTGAAGAAATCGACACCGACATTACCGACGTCACGGGGATCCCGGTGCACTACATGGACCCCGGCGCTGATATTGAGGGGGCGTCTGGCCACCAGCCATGGATCCTCGTCCCAGGGAACATAACAGTCGAAAACTTTGTCATACCCACCAGCAAAATGGTAAATGGCGGCAGCTATACCGATGATGCCGATCTTTTTGGGTTCATGAAAGGTGATCCGGACAATAACCCCGATACAGTCGAAGAAGCCAGACTGGGTGACACAGGTTATCGCGGTGAGGGTATGCGAGGTGAGCAAGCCGGCACTTCAGGAGAAAGACAAGAGGCAGTAAATTTTGCAGCAGGAACATCACTGGACACCTCAACGATGGGTATAGGGTTTTTAACTGTAGTAACCCAAAACGCCGACGGTACAGACCAATATGGCGAAAAATTGTTTTTCAATTACTCCAATATATCAGCAGAGCCTAGCATCAGAATATCGCAGGACAACGTCCACCACAGGAGCGATATAGAGGTGACCTATAATATAGGCGGCTCAGGCGCAAATCCAATAGACTATTCATCAGATGAATCCAGTGCCTTAATTAGTAAGTTTGGCTGGGATGCAACGCTAGGTACCGGAGCCTATCGTAACAGAATAAAGGATGGCCTTGATCGCTCAACCAATAAAATAGTAGAAGCGCTAATTACAACATATCCAACCAAACTGGCAACTTTTCCACGAACAGCACCCATGAGAATAAAAAAGAAAGACTTCGCCGAAATTTCAGACACTGAACAAACACAAGTTAGTCCCCCATCCGGCACTGAAGCTGTCGAGAGTGCGGTGGTCACCACCCGCGCCACAGTCGATGGTGTGAGACAACGGGCAACAACCCCGACCATTGTAACAGGCGGCGACTACTAATGTTAATAACAGGAGATATCAATGTCAATAGAACACGCTAAAACTACAGATCCTGATACTGGGGTTGTTACTGCTGTAGAAACGCGCATCGAGGATGATCCGCGAAACATCGCAGTTATGGATGACGACACCAGCAAGGTGTGTTATATTACTGACTATAATCTATTTTCTGGCTCGAGTGATATTTTTAGAACCAATGTGGGTGGTTATTTTTTCAACACAATTGATCTTTCCAAAAATACTGTTTTATCATTCTCGTCATTTAATGAAGAGCTAGCTGGAACCGGAGACTCTTACCGTGAATTAAACTCATATATCGACTCTGTTCGTTCATTCAGGCTACAAGACGATGTTGAAATTCCTGATCAACTGTCATCGTCAAATAAAATAATTCCAAACCACAAATTTGTTGTTGCTGTTGACGGCAAACCAGATAAGGTTATAAATGATAAATTTTGGGAAGTTCTCTGGAAGGGTGGCACATTTAATGAGATATCATATGACGCAATTTTTAATAATGACGTAGTCTTTGATGATTACTACACAGCATACACTCACCCGTATGGCGCTATGTCTAGGCAATATTTAACGAACCCCGAACAAGTAACAAATTATATGAATATAACATATGATTATAACTCTTATTATCAAAATTATCAAGCATATACATTAACGATACCGACCGAAAGACTTCTCCCAAATATGTATTTAAATACGTGGGCAAATTTGCATACAACCGGCGCTGGCGATTACAGGTCGAGGTTATATGACTTTATATCATATGATGAACAGATAGCAGATCCACATACATATTTTGATGATAGCAACAATATCAAGTTATATTTAGAATACTCTGCATCTACATTAGATAGAAGCCAGGAAACAGTCACTTGGGCAAATAATAGATTCAGTAATATCTTTTTTAATAGTAACTTTTTTAAGGAAATATATCCCACAACGAACCATACCGCTCGAAGTGTGCAAATGCCCACTCTCGGTGCTGAAGATGAAACTACAACCATAAATGGGTATACGGGTTCTTATCCGTATTATTCGCAAATACGTTTCGAAACCGAAAATATATCTACCGTAGGCGCCCACATCGACGCTGCTAAATTCAGTACCAGAATGTTGAGGCTATTAAAAGAGGTGTTTACCAATGAACTCACCGCCACAAAGGTTCCTGTATCCACAACTCAATTTTCAAAAAATACAAGCTTTTTAACTTCTTCAACTGAATCTGATGCGAATGTCGCCATCTCCGAGAGCACAGCGCTTGAACTACGAGGAGTCGATTTTTTCGATATGATGCTGCACTCATATGCAAGAATAAAAGATTGGACAGAGAATTTTATAATAATAGATGAAAAAAATATCGAAACAGAATGCGCATACGATACAAAAGGTGTCTATCGTCATCTAAACACAAGTAACACATTGGAACTAATGAATAATATAATTGGGACCTTAAATGATCAGACTGGTGTAAGAGAGATCGAGTCACTTTTAAATGTTCAAAGAAACTCTCCCTCGACAGGCTTTGACTCCACTGTGTCCACACCCCCGGAGCCAAAGTATTCAGAAGTAATAGCATATAGAATTGAAAAAAGGGCTGTTGGTCGAACGGGGGCAGGTAGGCAAGATGCTGTTGTACAAAATTTCTGGTTCTTCAACAGCGGCGATTTAGATGAATTGAACTACTATGATTCACAGGTTATATACGGGCGCGAATATACATATAAAGTTTATGAATATAGGATCGTACAAGGCCTAAAGTATAAATATTCAAATCTACAGCTTTCAAGGGTCATCGGGCTTCCGAATTCAGAAATAACCCGAGTTGAAGAAGGGGACCCGGGCTATGTGCCAGAGTACTATTGCATAGAATATTTCGATCCAGAAAACGATGCACCGGTTAATGATCTCTTGGAATCTTCAACATACGCCGGCGGAGGTGGCTTCGAAGAAGATTCTGATGATCCTATGAGTTCTCTTGCGTCTCCTGCGCAAAGAGTTGCCAGCAGTCGAGCTTCTGGAGATAGTAAAAAACCATATTTTGCAAACTTTGTTGTCACTACAGAACCGAGACTTAAAATATTTGAAATACCGATTATGGAGAAAAAAGTAACAATTTTGGATCACCCGCCAAACAAGTTAAATATAGTACCAAACTACCTATCTGGGCGTAGCAATATGGTACAGTTTGAGCTTTATTACGAAACATTCAACAAACGCAAATATCCCAAGATAATTAGTCAGATAGACGCAGAAACAAGACCAATATACATGTTCTCAAATGAATTATTAGAGGACGGGATAGTATCGAAAGAGAGTGTCTCTCGTCAGCAGTGGGTAGAGGTGTTCCGCCTCGACACAAAGCCGACGTCGCTTAGAGAATTTTCAGAGAATTCGGTTGGCCGTGTTGCTTTAACAATGGATAAATCCAATAACTCCTACACTGGTGGCGTATTTGTTGATACAATAGCTTCAAACAAGAAATATTATTATGTATTTAGGGTCATTAACGAAAATGCAGTTCCGGGCTATATAGAAGAAATAATAGAAGCAGAGTATATCAATGATGGTGGATATAAATATGCCACGTTTAACACATTATATGAAGAAGATCTTGAAGGTTACCCCTTTAAAGAGACCTCTGCAAAGGCAAAAAAATTGTTTCAGATAGTTCCATCACAACGACAGTTGTTATTAAATACGGATGCCACCGACTTTAATGGAACGTCAACCCAAGCACTGATGGACAGCGCGGTACAGGTTGGCACTGCCGAAGATTTGATTTGGGACAAAACCTTTAAGATAAGATTGACAAGCAGAAAAACAGGCAAAAAATTAGATTTGAACGTTACTTATAAACAGAATAGTGATATTTTAGGTAGCGAATAAAAAAATAACACTATTTATGAAAGAGAGGAAATTAAATGGCTTTTTTAGATAACTCCGGCGATATTATTTTAGACGCCGTGCTTACGGATGTCGGTCGTAAAAGAATGGCCGCAGGTAATTTTAGAATAGTAAAGTTTGCACTAGGAGATGATGAGATTGACTACGGGCTTTACGACAAAACAAATACAAGTGGTCCCGCTTATTATGATCTGCAGATATTGCAGACACCAATTTTAGAAGCATTCTCCCAAAAGAATGCTGCAATTAATTATGGCCTTGTCTCATATGCAAGAAACGACTTGCTCTATCTTCCGACGATTGCGCAAAACACCTCGTCAACATTAGTTAGTCAGGGTGCTATCAAGCTCGACCCAACCTACAATGTTCATTATTTGGCGGATAACACTAAGTTTAGCGGCAACGATAATACCTCTACCTTATTGAAGGCAGATATTACTAATGGCCTGGATAGCATTTTGATATCCAACTATGGCGGCTCCCCGAAATATATTCTTGTCGAGACTGGTTTGGACACAACGGAGATATCATCAAATTCTCAGAACCAGAACTCGTATCTACTATCAGTTGGTCTAAATGACAATCGTTTTTCTATAGAGTGCGATAAGAGATTCATTAATGCTGTGTGGGGCCCATCGGCAGGCGCCAGTTTTAGCATGGACGCGAACAATGAGGGGGTAATAAGTATGTCTACCATGGTATCAACTACAACTTCAACAACTTCAAGAGAGCTTACAAACTATAATAGTATGATGGTTGCTGGCATTACAAGTCGTCTTTATCCACCAAGTGGTAACGACAACACCTCTAATTATTCTTCCATTAAGGGCCCACGCGGCGCCTGGACAGCGCTGAGCTTCGGAGTTAATCCATCGCTGACGCTTAGTGATTATCAAAAGTACGGAAAGACGGCACAGTCCCAAGGTGCCTCATCGGCGACATATGACTATATTGACACAATTGTGTACGTGCGAGGCACAAACACAAATATTGTCTTACAGTTGCCGATAAGAATAATTCGGGCCGCCCAGACAACATAAAACAACAACGGAGATTTTAATGGCTATATCGTATGAACCACTTAACCCTAATACAGATGTAACAACGACTAGAACATTGTTACATGAGGTTATCCCACTTACCGGCACAATTGTCAGCGGCACCTATGGTGGCGATGCTGTTGCGTTAGGAAGCGAAGGGAACATCAAAGACTACACACACGGTATGTTCCAAAGTGTTTATGACTATCCGTATTTAAGCTCGTCAGCAAACCATATTTTCGATATTACGCTTGGTTTTGATGAGAGTTCTGCCCTATCAGCGTCAGCGAACACACAAAATGCCAAGAAAATTGCAATATATAATCAGTTTTCGCAGGTATTGTTGGGATATAACCAGACCAGCAGCAATGTAGAAATATTCGAAAGCGATCTAGACATCACGGACGACAACAGGCAAATGAAAGAGTGTCTCTTTATTCCTTTCTCAAGGTTGCTGAGCAAAGATCAAATTAAAAAGGGCACATTTACAATAGAGCTTGGAACCGGTGCCTTTGCCGGCGCAGGCCTGCCGTTCTTAGAGAGAATAAAGCTGCAGGACTTATCAGCCTCAGTCGATGGGTCCGGTATTGGCACTGCGGTGGGTGGTGAATACGGCGTGTTATACGATACTACCGGTAGTATATCTTCATCCAACTCCGCATCCCATGGTGTAGTATTCTATCAAGCGGGTATTGTTGTTTTGTCGGCATCCGTCTTTAATCAGGCCGCCACAGCTCATACAGCCACCGTTGGACTGCCCACATTCGCTTCTGGAACATGCACCCAAACCGGCTCAACTGCTGGAACAGGCCCCGCACGAACCCAAGACGAAGCATGGAAACTTTCTGCAATATCCGGCACATGTAACGCGATTAGACACAGACTTTATAATATTTCCTATAACAACTCAACTGAAATTAACTCTACGATTTATTTCTGCAGGATGCCCGTTAACAAGTTCAACTATAGCTCAAACCCGACGTATACAAGTGGCAGCAAGATAGTCACCAAGAGCCAGGCTACCGATACTCCGGTTACATATGTTACGACTATTGGCTTATATAGCTCAAACAACGAGCTTCTTGCAACTGCTAAACTATCCGAGCCGTTGAAAAAGGATCCGTCAAACGAGATTACGTTGAGAGTCAGATTGGACTACTAAGATGTCCCTTAGAAAATTCGGGCCAGATGATATCATATTAAACACCATGCGGACATATCCGCCTGTGAAGTTCTTTATATATAGTGGGTCCATCTACTACAACAGTTTGCCAAATAGATCCGGCACAGTATCGGACAACCTCCTCTCGGTGACCGGCGGCGCGCTAAGCCTTTATGAATATAATGTTGATCGCGTAGTACTACGCGATCGTGGCGCTGGGTATAACTCCGATCCCATATATCCATTCATTGTAAAAAGCTCCGCAGGCGAATATATCCGCACCGCCTCATCCGGCGGAATTTCTGGCGACAAAGACTATGCTCTCGCCTTTGATGCTGGTGATACCATAGCTGGCATCTATCCGCTGACAGCTGCGATATCGCGTGAATATATGGCTGCTAACCATTCCGACTGTGCGCCACCGTGCAGGCCCTGCAACACTTGGCCAGTGGGCTGCCCGGGCGATCCTCCCCCATACAATAAACATTATTATGCTTTAAAAAATAGATTAAATCATTATGCATATTTAAGCGAGCATTTCAAAGTAATGTCAAGCTATGAAGACGGGTGGGACAAAAGTATTGAACCCCTAAACTTAATATCTATTCCATCAATCTTTTATGGGTCTAGAATAAGAGAGGGAAGCGTGTCGCTTAAGTGGTACGTAACAGGAACACTGGCAGGAGAACTTAGGGACACAAAACGAAACGGTGAGCTAATACAAGTAGGCGGCACAAGGGAAGCAATGGTTAGTCGTGACATACCCAACGGTACCGGCCTGGACCGACCACCAGACCCTATGGTAGCCGGCGTTGTTATGTATAATGAAGGGTTTATATTATTAACCGGTTCTTGGAGTCTGTGTAGTGACACCATGAAACTAATCCCCGGAGCCACCGCCACGAATCCAGCATGGGTCCATTTCGCAGCCGGCGCCCAAGAAGGTACCGATGCCGCCCCGGCCGCAGCTTCTTATCTATCTGCATCATTTGAGATAAACTTTGAAGGACAGAACGACACTCAAGTTTATACGATGTTTGCTAAGGCCCGCCGAGGAGAGGCAAATTACTCCAACAATCCGACGTTTGTGCAGTCCGGATCGAGCTATTTACAGTTAACAAACTCATATACCTACGAAGAAAATACACAGCGACGAATCAAGAATACAGTGAGTTCGAGCTATCCTGGATATAATGCTCCCTTTAAGCGCCAGGTTTTTATATCCAGAGTTGCAATCTATGACGATAGCAAAAATCTAATTGGAGTGGCCACTCTGGCAGACCCCATATTAAAGCAAGAAGAAGAAGAATATACATTTAAAATTAAGTTAGATATATGATAGGATTTGCTAATGGTTCTTGGTATAGACATATCGACTAGTATAACCGGCTTTGCAATTGTTGGTGATGGGCAGCTGTTGTATTATAGTTCGGTTGACTTGCGTAAACGCAAGGGCCCGTTTGCGAAAGCAGAAGCGCTACGTGAATATCTTGAAGATTTATTCGAGAACTATCAATGCGACAATGAAAACTTCATTGGCCCAGCAGAGTTTCCCATCGAACACATTTATATTGAGCAGCCTTTGCACATGTTTATGCGCGGAAAGTCATCAGCAAAGACACTATCAACACTCATGACGTTCAATGGCATTGTATCGTGGCTTGTTTATGAAATGTTCGACATTGAGCCAGAATACGTTTCCGCAACATCCGCCAGGAAGAAGGCCGGCATTCGCGTTCCAAGAGGCGAGAAGGCCAAGGAAGTAGTCTTAAAGCACCTTCTTGAACACGAGCCAGCATTTAAGATCGACTACACAAAGCATGGTAATCCGGTCGCAGGTTCATACGACAAAGCGGACGCAATTGTGATTGCTAAGGCGGGTTATGTTGTCGAACAGGAAAGACAAGAAATGAAATAGCCTATATAAAGTATGGACGACTTCGAAAATGACGACGAACACGACTTTGAAATTGGTGATCTCGTCACAGAAGTGGTCTATATAATACCGCCAGATAGAAAACCCTGGGTGGGAATTGTGGTATATTTTGAAAAAGAACATTACGAATTACATTCTTTTTTGGGACAGTATGAAGACCTTGTCGGTGTCAAATGGTCTCAAACAGGACAAATAGAGAAATTACCGGCATCTGTATTGAAGCTGGTTCAAAGAGCAAAAGAAAAACCAGAAGAATAATCTTGACATATGTTAAAAATATGATTATAATAATAGAGATAATTTTCATTAAACAAAAGGAGATATAATGAAAGTAGAAAATGGACACAACATCCGTGTGCACTATAAAGGTACACTGAACGATGGAACCGAGTTTGACAACTCACGCAAAAATGGTAAAACCTTCAAGTTTGAAGTCGGATCCCGACAGATAATTAGTGGCTTTAGCGATACCGTTCTTGGAATGAAAACAGGAGAAACAAAGTCAGTCACGCTTACACCAGAGCAGGCCTACGGCCCTCACAATCCTCAAGCAAAACAAACTGTACCAAAGACCGCCTTTGGCCCAGATTTTGAATTTGTGCTTGGGGGCACCATTCAAGGCAACGGTCCCGTCGGACCATTTCTAGCCAAGATCGAAGAAGTAGGAGAGGCAGATGTTATACTTGATATGAATCACCCCCTTGCTGGCCAAGATCTTAATTTTGAAATTGAAGTAGTCTCAATTGAGGCATCGCAAGCAGATACGCCTTTGGCGAATTGGAGTGCTTCGATGAAGAAGGCAGAACTGTTTGAGGTGGCCAAGGGGCAAGGACTGAAAGTCAATACTCGCACCACAAAGGCACAGCTTGTTGCTGCGCTTGAAGCAGCATCGTAGACATAGTTTAGATTTCTTATTGACTTTATCACTATGTGATGATATAGTATTCTTGGGAGCAGATGAATAAGAAAGAAGCGATCAAGATATTATATGAAGTTATTGGGGACCACCGCCAAGCCAGCAAAAACGAGCATTATTTCAAATGTCCGGCGTGCAATCATTACAAGTATAAGCTCGCTGTTAATCTGGACAAAAATGCTTTTCATTGTTGGGTTTGTGATTATCGGGGTCGTAGTATTAGGCGTCTTATTAGACGTTTTGGTTCGTATATCCAACTACAGAAATGGGACGGAATTACGGACAGGACGGATCTTGAAAGATTCGCTGACCTCTTTATGGAACCAGTCGGTCGAGAAGACAAGACAAAAATGGAACTCCCAGAGGAATTCGTAAGTCTTTGCTCCAGTAATATTCCAGCTACAGGCATCTTCGCCCTTAAGTATCTACAGAAGCGTGCTATAACAAAAGCAGATATCCTTAAATGGAAGATCGGATACTGCTTTAGTGGCGAATATCGCAATAGAATTATTGTGCCGTCATTCGACGAGGATGGCGATGTGAGCTACTTTATAGCGCGTTCCTATACAGGGGACTCATATAAGTATAAGAACCCAAGAGCGTCCAAGGATATAGTGTTTAATGAACTATTTATTAATTGGAACGATGACTTGGTTCTGGTAGAAGGAGTATTCGATGCATTGGTCGCAGGAAATTCTGTTCCCATTTTGGGTTCAACACTTAGATCAAACTCAGATCTTGTCCGTAAAATTGTCCTCAACGACACACCCATCTATGTTGCCCTCGACCCAGATGCGAGACAAAAAGAAAACAAAATTATTCAAACGCTTCTTCGATATGATATCGAAATGTATAA